AGCTCCTATAGGTATTGCGTCTGGTGGCGGACATGGCAACTCTGTGTCTACATTTGGAATGCCGGTCGGGTTGGACGCCGACTGTGAAGGGGACTTAGCCGGTTGCTGGGAGGCAGCCGGTTTTTCTTTTGGTGTTTCAATTATTGGCGGCTTGGCGGATCCATACGTCAACGTTCCAGGTGTAATGTCCATCGCGTTAAACGATGGCATCGTCCCATCGCAAACCGTGAAGTTACCCCGGCTGTCGTTTGCATAAGCGTCTGGGTTTCCGGGCTGTGAATTTCTGCTCTCGACGCAGCCAGGTATTTCAACAATTGGCAGCCCCAGCATCAAGGTGATTGGTGGCTCAGACGGAATGCTTTGCGGCGGGATGCCTCTCCAGGTTGGTATTTCTGGAACGCCAATACGCCCCACACCAATCTCAGGTATTTCAGGCACCTAATCAGAACGGCAACTTTGGAGTTTCGATTGCTGGACCTGTAGATGATGGCAGTTCAGGCATTACATCATCAATCTGACCAGGAACCATGTCAGTCACCAGCTTGGTCAATTCAAGCTTTAACTCACTCATGTAATGCTTCGTCAGCGATGGGATGCGCGTGTAAAGCACAGCCGATCCAACAACCATTGCTCCAGACATCAGAAATGCTGTAGCGCCGAGCAGATTAAAAACTTTTTGCATGATGATTCCAGATAAAACAAAAGGCCCCCTTGCGGGAACCTCTTGTCGGTCTGTGTGAGAAACCTAAGCTAGTTATAGCTCAGAAACCGTACTTCAACCCGAGTTTAGATCCCCAGCTGAAGTCGTCGCCAGAAACGCCGCTAAGTTCTCCGTAAACAGAAACGCTTTCAGCAACCGCAACCGAGCCGCCAAATTTACCGGCAAACTCAACTTCATTATCCACACCATTAGGCATGAGAATGACTGGACCCCCTTGAATGAAATACGAATAAGCGCCTTCGCCGCCTTCGTAACCAACGTCAAGGTTTAACGAACCACCAAGGTAGTCGTCACCAACAGTTGCTCCGTTGAACTCAGGATTCACGTAAGGACCAGCGAGGGCAGACGCTGGTGCCAATGCAACTGCCGTAGCGGCTGCACCAATCACAAAAGACTTGATCATTAGAAGGGGTTGAGTTTTCTTGAGCCAGATTAGCTGGCGTGGTCAATGGACAGTTGACAATCTGATCCTTAGTTTTCATCCCTTCCAGGGAACGTTGAGTAGTGCTTCTTATGCAATCCGGTAAAAAGACCACGCTTTGGATGATCAGGCTTGTCGCGGCCTTCAAGCATAAATAGCATCTCAAGCCACGACACTCGATTCGCCATTGCCTCAGTGTCTTCTGCCCCTGGCTTGCAGGGGATCATTGGGTCGGGTTTTTGCATCAGGAAGGCTCAGTCGGCCATTCCATCGTATGGGGGAAACCCTCTGCTGCACTGATGTCTCGCAATGCTGTTCGGTAAGTTTTCCACGTTGTCTTTTTAGCCGTAGTCAACGGGCTATCAGTCAGAACGGTCCAGTCAGATGCAGCCAGCTTGCGGTCACGTTCTGAACGAACATTTGCAGCAACCTGATTGTCGATATTGGTGCGGTAAGCGGTTTCCGCATCACTGTCGGCAAACACCGGACCAACAATGAACTTGGTGAACCACTGGTTGTTGATTTCTTCAACACCATCACGGGTGCTGACTTCATACGGTCCAGACACCGTTGCAGCAGGTCCGTTTAGAACAGGGTCATAGCCAAACCCGTCAAGGATGTCGGCTGTGATCTGCTTAGGGAATGAAGTGTTTGGGTTGTCAGCACGAAGCTGACTGTCGGTGATTACGGCACCAGTGGAGCGGTTGCGGATTTCCATGATTAAGCGATGGCGAGAAAAATGTACTTGCCGCCACTAGCGTTCAGCGCAGCAGGTGCAGACGATGTAACTGTAAACCCAGCGTTGAGCGGGTCAATGTAATCGGTGTTAGTAACCTTAGACCCATTAGAATTCATTCGCAGATATGGATCGTTACCGCTGTTGATACCTAAAGCCGTTTGCCAGTAATACCAGTCCCCTGTGCTGTCAGTTCGTTTGATCATTACAAAACGGGCACCTGCTGTAAAACCACAGTCAACATTGATGTTATTACCAGTTCCGCTGTACGCGCCAACCTTGGAAACTCCTTCTAGATTTCCAAACAAATACGCAACATAACTATCGCCGCTGCTGTTTAATGCGTTGTCTGGATAAGTGCTATTTGAGCCATCGCTTGTGCTAATGTAATAAGGATTAAATGTAGTAGCAGTAAGGCCAGCGGTTCCAAATCCTGTATTTGTAATTGCATAGTTTCTGTTTAACTGAAAACCTGTTCTATCTAAATCGCCTGAGCCTACAGTTCTTACAGCCCACTCACCACTGCCATTTGTTTTCTTAAATATCATCATGCTTGGCACAACACCTAAGTTGTGGGCAACATTATTTGAAGTATTGGTGGTTCCCGTGTAAGTAACAATATCAAAAAATCCTTTTGCTCTTTTAAAAGCAAGAGTAGATTGTTCAAAATTGCCTAAAGAATGTTCATAGCTGGTTGAGTCAAAATCTTTAACACCGAGAGTCCCGTTATCGTTGCCCTGGGCAGCGGTACTTGAGCTATTTAGGTATTTTTGGGTCTGATTTGTCCCACCTGTAAAAATACCTCTCATCCTATCAACCCAATAAGGAGCGCCGCCACCCGTATAGTGCGCCACACAAAGATCTACGGGGAAATCGGTGGTAATTGTTTGATTGCTTGATTTCAGGTCTGGCTGAAAAACATCAGCAGCGTCTTCAGGCGTTTTATGCGGACGGCGGATTGCGATGTAGATGTAGTTATCTCCATTGGCATTCGTCTGATCTAGCGTGCTTTCAGTCTCAAAACCTGTAGCATTAAAGTTAAAAATATTAAACGCACTACGTTCTGCACCGTTTGTGTTAGGAAACAACTCAGAAGCAATACCGCCTGTAGCTACGCCACGCATATTGTCAAACATTTCCCAGTCTTGGGCGCCACGGCTTGTATTTTTAACCATTAACCACTGAGGCTCAAAACCAAGTGTTATTTGATTGCCAGCCGCTCCTGTACCCGTATAGCTTCCACACTTAATGATCGACTCGTTACCAGCATCGCCAAACGATTGATCATCGTGGGCAAAGATGTAGGCGACGTATGTATCACCGTTGCCGTTAACTTCGCCGGCACTGCTTAGGGTAAAAGATGTACTCGTTGGTTCCGTATCATTAAAAGCACTGTCGTCAGTTCTAGCGTCAGCTTTATTAAGGTTTAAGATGTAATGAGAAGGATTAGTCGCATCTGTACCTCTATGGTAACACCACCAGTCACGATTAAAATTAAGTTGTTTAACCCAAATTGAACCAGGAACGCTCCCTAAATTGTGGCTGATGGTTTGACCAGTTCCATTCCCAGTCCAGGTAACAATATCAAAAAATCCAGGCGCTTTGCGGAATGACCAGGAAACATAGTCATAACTGCTAAAGTTTTCTGTATTCCAGTTGCTGCCCAGGGTAAATCCATTGCTGTTAAATCCTGTTAACCCAGATGTGCTGCCAGAAGTAGATTCAGAGCTAGTCGAATTAGTTGCCACATATTTCCTAGCTCCACGCTCTGTGTCCCAAACCATGCTATCAGTTCCATTGTTGCGGCCTTTAATCCATACCATCCCCCCTTCGCCGCTTAAATCTATACCGTTAGTAATTGTTTGACCTGTGTTGTTCCCGTCATACAAAAACGTCGAAAATACGTCGTCAACATAAACACGATCAGCCGCCGCTCCAGCAGCCGCGGACATTAGCTTTGCGGTGATCGGATCCATGCTTCCTTAGTTGACGTAATCGACGAGTGACGCACCGCGATAACGCGTGCCGCCATTCACTGTAGTAAAAAAGAAATAATGCGTTTTGCCCGTGGTCAAAGTTGGTGCGGTATCAGCAGGAAACTTGACGCTTGCGGGCCATGCCACCGTTCCAGACGTATGCGTCAGCTCAAGCACAAAGCTACCAACCGTTCCAGATGCAGGCGGGTTGGTAAACGTAAAGGTTGAGTTGCCGTTAATCGTCTTGGTGAAGTAGTTACCGGTCGAAAGATCGATTGCCAGCGCACCAACAGCTTCAGCAACCTGCTGATAAGGCCCATCCAGTTTCGCGCCACCGTTGTGGATGGTTTGGGGCGTGAACGTCTGTGCAGCCGTAAATGTCTGCGCGGTGTCCAGCTTTGCAGTGTCTGCATCAAATGCTTGGACATCCGTGCCAATCACCAAACCAAGTGTGGTGCGTTGTGCAGCAGCGTCTGCATCATCGAGCAATGCGCGACCAGCAGAGGTGCAGCTGATCTCCTCAACAACTCCAGCGCTAGCAGTGCTGCGCCCCAGAATCTTGTCAGTTGCGCTTACGTCCTGAATCTTGGCGTAAGTAACTTGTGAATCAGAAATCTTGGCAGTTGTAATTGCATCGCTTGCAATCGACAACGCACCAGTGCTACCCAGCGTTGCATCGCCAGACATCGCAACTGCTGTTGGAACGTTGCTGCCGTTGCCAACAATCAGCTGGGCAGAAGTCAGGTTTGCAAGCTTGGTCAGCGCAATACTGCCAGCCAACATTGTGTTGGTGACTGTTCCCGTATCACCAGTCGTAATAATCGTTCCAGTGATATTTGGGAACGTGATCGTGCGATCAGCCGTTGGGTTTGTAATTGCAAACGTCGTCTCGTAATCGTCAGCAGAGCTGCCCTCAAAAGTCAGCGTTGATGCTGTGCCCAGAACAACATCACCCGCAAAAGTTGCTGTCCCGGTGAAGTTCGGGTTACTTGCTCCAAGCTTTTCAGTGTCAAGCTCTTGAATTGCACCTTGAACGTCTGAAGAACTAATGTTCCCTGTCGGGCTAAATGAAACGTTGTTTGCAGAGGTCGCGGCAAGAGCTGCTGAAAGATCAAGAACCTGCCAGCTACTGCCAGTTGAAATCAGGAAGTCAGGTGGCGCAAGAGCCTCTGCTGGTGCGTTGCCCGAACCAGTGCCCGAAATACTGACAGTTAGATAGTGATTGAGGTTGCTTGCAGCAGGTGCAATCAGTGCTTGACCAACCGTTAGGCCAATCGCTGTACCTTTAACCGTTACAGAAGCGACCGTGTTTGTATTTGCGTTATACGTTCCAGCAAAAACAATCTCACCACTAACGATGTCGATTGACTTGAAGCTGTTTCCAGTCCAGAGGTACAAGTCATCGTGGAACTCGTCATACAGGAATTGGCCTGTGTAATCAGCTGTTCCAAAGTTGACGACGCCAGCCGTATCTGGTGCGCCTGCAAAACGTACTGTTGAAGAATCAGCAAGTTTGCCGCCAGTTACGGCATCATTCGCAATAAGGGATGTTCCAATTGTTCCTGAAGTCAGCTTTGCTGCGCTGATGTCTGGAATGTCAGAAGCAGACAGCGTTGTGCCTGCAGTGACGTGACCACGAGTGTCAACTGTGACTTTCGGATAAGTGCCAGCGGTAACGCCTGAAACGTCATGAGTCAACGCGCCAGCGCCGCTGACAGATAAGGCCCCAGACGGAATAGAAACGCCACCCTTGGCGGTTGTTGTACCCGCAGGCAGATCAGTGGCGGCAAGTGCTGCAGTGGCTGTGATGTGGCCCTGAGCGTTAAACGTAATTCCGCTAGTTGTTCCAGCAGTAATGCTGTCGGTGTGATTTAACTGGCCGCTACCGGTAACGGTTAAGCCGCTGCCAATGAAAACGCCACCAACGGCAGAGCTTGTTGCTTTAGGCAGGTCACCAGCGGCAATGCTGCCAACAGCAGTGATGTGACCAGAATTGTTGACAGTAAAACCGTTTTTGGTCTGACCCGTGACGCTGGACTGGTGCGATACAACGCCACTGCCGTCAACGTTTAAGCCAGAAGCGGTTGGCAAGCTGACGCCACCGCGCACAGAAGCTGTTGCAGGATCAACAGAAAACGTTCCAGACGTAGATGTAAGACCAGTACCTGCTGCCGCACCGCCAAGTGCAGACGCTGTTGCTACAGGAAGGTCAGTAGCAGCAATAACCCGTGAGCTATACGCACCTCCTGCGCCCGTAGGCCCAGCAATGAATTCCTTTGCCCCTGAGCTACTGCCTAATGAGCTAGGACTTATTGATGCAAGCTTGGCTGACGGGATACTGCCGTTATCAATTAGGTCAACGCCTTGCTCAACCAGGCTTTTGACCGTAACTTTCTTGGTTGCACTTGCGCTTACATCCGCAATAGGCAGAACATCGGTTGAAGCCACGTCGGCTTCAGCCAGTTCCGTAAGGGCTGTGATCTTCTGATCTGCCATTGCCCAAGCCCCCTGCGGGTTTAATCGTATTCAACCTCTATCTTACCGTTGCCAGGCTGCTCAAGCAGGATGTTATCGGCATCTTCCTTGAGCAAGTAGCCAGGGCCTGGCTTACCAATTCGCATATTTATTTCCCCAGTAGTTACAAATTGAAAACTAGAGGTGGTTAATGCAGTGGCTTCTAATGAAATTGCGGCGTTAGTAACAATTCCTGTAAAGTCAAAATACAAGCTTTCGCGCGGCGCGTTTTCGTTTTGCCCAATCTCTACAATATAAAACTGAGCATCAAATTCTGCGCCAAGTTTTTGACGCAAAATTAACTCGTGTAAATAACCTGCAATCTCGACATCACCTGCAAGCCCTGCTTCCCCTGGCCTGTAATAAAACTGGCACTCAATGCTGCCATTGCCGCTAACTAAGCCGCTTTTGCTTTTTCTAAACTCATCACTTAAGGCTGTTACATCCACAACTTCGCGATCATTATTAAGCTCAAACGATCGGACAAGCCCTAGAATTTTATAGTCAGCTTGAACGCTTTTGACTTCAATTGGAATAGTTGTTGTATCCGAAATTGAGGCCAAGCTAACTTTGCCCGTACTGCCACCCGCTAACGCATTTGCAAACGTGCTGTAAAGGCAAATACCGCCAAGCTCGTCAACGTTGATATACCAGTTGCCATCAGGCAGCTGACTGCCCTCTTCCCAGCCGCTAGCAGCGATAAATGTAAGATTTCCAGGATCAGTCCTTTTGATCTCAAGTAGATCGCCCGTCAGCAACATTCCATCTGGGAAATCAAAACTAAAACGATTAGCAGATGCATCAACGTCGCCCGAATTGACCACACTGGTAAATGTGCGTTCCGGCGTCGAGCGCCTCAGCCTTACAACACCTGCATTCCCAAGAAAAACCGTCATAGTGACTTGCCGGTAAAATCACCACTCATGGTGTAATTCACGTTTACGCGCATGATTTCACCAACAACGCAAGACAACTCGGCGCTTGTCAGCACCGCTTTAAACTCAAAAAATTTATCGCTAAACTTCAACTTCAACAATGCAGTATCTGTAATTGACGGATTAGCTGAGACATCTTGGTTGACTTGGTTTAACAAATTGACTGGCGCGTTGTCGTAATACAAAACCGTCAACGATCCAGAAGCAGTGCGAATGCCAGTCGTAAACGCTCGAACGTCTTGGCTTAGCGTCGTCACTTCAAGCGCATCGGTGTTAGTGGTCAATGACCACTGCACAACCTTGGCAACGGGTTCACCTGCAAGCTCAACGCTGCCGTCTTGACCCGCGTAATACTTAGCCATGATCAGGCACCCTCTAGCTCGCCAATGAACTCACAGGACACTGTACTCAGTCCTGGCTTAACGCATTGAACTGATGGCGGCGATGCGTATTTCCACTTCAACAAGCTGTTCGTTTCTCTAATCCAAGGTATCAACGATTCAGACGCACCAGCAGCAACGTTATCTTTGGTGAACGCTGCGTACTTATCGTCGCCCATTACTTGAACGTAATTGTCCAGAATTGATGCAGCGCTTGCATCAGTGATGTTTGCGAACGTCAAGGACAGGCTGCTGCTGTACCGCTGATTTCCATAGCGCACCCGCACCACAGCACCGTTCTGGGATTGGAACTGCCGCTCAGGAAATATTCCCGGCGTATAGGAACGACTTGTGGGAACCAGTGCCGGGAAACTGATTGCAGTCATCAGCGCGTTACCAGAAACTGCGTTGGATCAAGCTTGATTGTAGCCAAAGCTGAGCCAATAACTTTATTGTTTTCATCAACAAGGTTGTACAGCTCTTGATGAGCTGCGCTGATGTCCACAAAGCCCTCATCATCAATCGTGATGCTGTTAACCCTATAAACACGTCTTTGATCATTTGTCATCTTGATCGTGAAAACAGTTCCGAAAAACGCAGGGTCTCCTGTCTTGTTTCCTGTTACAACTAAATCACCTTCATTCACCTCGGTGTTTCCAGGTTTCCAAAAATAAACTTTCGTTCCAGTGCTGTCTTTTAGCGGGGTAGATGACGTGATATTGCCGAACGCATCTACGCTGCCGTTGTTAAAACGATTGGTGTGAGTTGAGTGCGAGATTACTGTAATGTAATCGCCTGCCGTAATACCTAAAGCAGAACTTGGCGTTGTCTTAAAATCAATCGTGTGATCACTATGCTTCCTCAACAGCAATTTATACATTGCAATTGTTTCCGCGTGAGTTGGGTTTGTGCAAAACTGCATGAGGTCAAAAGACTCCTCGGGATCGTTGTCTGATCCGCCGTTTGCATCGTTAAATCTAATCTGCACGACTTCTTGCGATGAAAATCCATTCTCTACCTCTAATCGGTATGTAATTGTTACTTTGGGTAGTTGCCGCTCTTGGGCGGGCAAGAAAGAAACCTGCATATCCTTCATATTACCGTCAGTAAACAACGCTTTGATGTTTTTGGTAATATCTTGCTGTTGTTGAATTTCGTAAGTTTTAGCGTTGTAAGGCACTGAAGGCGTTAATGAAAATTTACCGCCAACAATCGCAAAATCAAGCAAGTTAAAAGCTGCATTGGTAAAGATAAAATCACGCACTGCAGCCTTGTCACCAATAACGCCGTCAAATGTAAAGTTATTGGCACGGCAAAATTTAGCCGCAATGACCATCGCATCACGGTCAACTGTGCTTTTCGGTATCCGCTTGCCAGCGCCAAGTCGCGGACTTACCAGCAAGTTGTAAGCGATCTCTGCAAAGTTGTTTGTTGGGCCGGTCAACTCTCCATCAGTCACATCTCCGCCAGCATCGTCTATTAAGCGGTCAACAACAATACCTTTTTTGATATATGCGCTGACCTGTCCCATTGAGGTCCAGTCTTTTCCAGCTAACAAACGAATGCCCATCAAAGACAAGTCGTTATATCGAGCTTCTCCCCCAATATGTTTTCTGCCATCTACAATGACTACCTTTTCTGCGTCCGGTCGAATCATTTCGTTAACGAATACAATCTCATGCTCAGGACCCTCTTGGTGACTAGTTTTTTCTTCTTGGTATTTCGGGTAATCAGCAATAGCATCTTTTTCGTTAAGAAGCTCTCGTGATTCTCCTGCGACAATTTTCGTGCCAAGCTCTATAGGAAACACATCTGCAAACGAATTGTCGGGGAAGTTAAATCTAATCCTGTCGTCTTTTTTATATCCTGAACCAGGCTCAACAATTCTCCATTGCCAATGGCCAGTACCGAGGCTTGAAGCGTTAATTTTTAACCCTGTTCCGCTGCCGTTAATAGAAGCGTCTGGCGAGTAGTCGGCGGGATCATATGCATAAGGAAATTCTTCGTGATCAAATTCATATCGCTTTATATGATACAGATTAACGGCTTGGTGCAAATTTATAGCTTCGACCTTTTCAATGCTTCTAAAGTATCGTTTAGTGCCAGGCGGTGTATAAACTTTGCGTTTAATTTCGTAAACGTCGCAGTTAATGCTTGCAAAAAAGTCCCGAAAATTTCCAATAACATAAGCAAAACCGTTAATAAAATCACCAGCCTCTAGATCAGCTTCCGCTTTGCTTGTTAACGGCACAATTTGCCCGTTCCACACAGCTGTGCGTACTCCGTCAACTTTTCTTTCCCAAACACCAAAATAACCTCCAACAGTAATTGGGTCATACTGCGGACCTTCTGGACCGTCAGCAACGCCATCTGGCACTTGATAAATGTCTTCTTCGTTATCAGAACCAACACGATACAGTTTTGTAAAATCGTTTTCTAACGTCGGGTCTTGGGTTTGGGCTGATACATCAATGTTGTTGAATACGCTAGACACTAACGTGTCATTACCATTTAATTCGACGTAATAGTGGGGCGTAGAGCCAGTCCTAACGAGAACTGCTGGTTCAACAACATTAAATTTTTTTATGGCTGGGAGCGTTAAAACAATATCGCTTGGTGCGGCGTCGTACTGATACTCAGAGCCTAATTCAACTGCTCCACCGTCCCAGCGGGCGTACACGGCTCCTGGGGCATTCGGATTGTCAACGTTAACAAAAACACCGTATTTGAGCTGCCTTGTTTCGTGGTTAAAATCTACAAACTTTTCGCCAGTAAACTGCCAAGCCGCGCCAGGTGGCAGAGCGCCTTGCGAAAATTTGTCTAGGTCAAGAACCGTTCCTGTAACTGTTATGTCTTCTGTAGCGCGTCTAAAAAGAAACTCCTTGTTTGTAGCTTTTGCGTTTGTAATTTTTCTTTGACGCCCTGTATAACTCACTTCAAACACACCATCAATTTCTTCGCGGTTAACCCCATCCAGTAAATGAATGGGTTGCGAATTTACAGGCTTGTCGATAAAGACACCATCTGCAAACGTGCCGCTTTGAGGAATAAGTCTGAATTCATATTGTCCGCGAGTGTGCGTAATTCGTATTGTGTTGTACTGAGGTTGCGGTGTATTGCCTTTTACAGCAAAAATACTTCCGCCTGTAATGTCATTAAAAGGCTCATCATCTGTTGAATTAATAGGTCTTACTTGTAGCTTGAAAAAGCTGTATCTCGTTTGAAACGTCGTTATGCGGCCAAGCTGAAAAGACTGCCCGTCTTTTTCGTATTGCTCTAACTGTGCTTCTGAAGGTTCTGAATTTACATTGGCAAAGTTGTTTACTTGCTTAAAAACAGTGCTCTTAATGCCAATTTCGGTCTGATCACAACTACGATTATTTGTAACGGTAGCAATGCTAATTTGCTGCAAATGCATTCCAAATGGCGCGTTGCCCTCAATTAAAGGCGAGTTATCCGCAGAAATAAAATGCCCATGGCCAGGTTCTATGCATACAAAGTCATATGTTTTAAAGCTACTAATTCCTTCCTCAAAAGAATCGGGCGTTGAAGCCCTAGTGCATTGGATAACTGAGCTGCCAAAAGAAAACAAATCTCCTACATTGATCTGTTCATCACTTGCAACAATTCGCTGACTAATGGCGCTGTTGACGTCGTCTAAGCCGTGGGGATTAAAAGCGTCAGGATCTTCTCGAAGATGAGAATTCATAAACGCCATACGGTCGCCAACTTTGATCTCAAGTGATGCAGCGTTTTCAGGCGTAGCTTCAAAACGAGATGTCTCTTGCTGCGTTACTGGATCAATACGCACCAACAAGTACATTCCTTGTCTTGAGCTATACGGACGAGAATGACCAGTGCCTTTTGGACCGTTGATCTTGTCACGTTTTATCTGCAGTGATTCTTCATCGTCAAAAACCTGAATAAGGTCGTAGGGCAAGAAATAAGGAGCACCGTTAGAGATTGGCGAATGGCAGCCAAACTGACGTTGTGAATTAGGCGTCCTTGTACCGCTTGTAAATGGACTTACCTTTTCAGAGACTTTTGGGTCGAAGGCTAGGAAAATATCTTCATCTACTTGTTCCGGCAAGCTGCCTGCAAAGGTATTGGCTTTTAAAATTCGTCCGCCGTCAGCAGTGTTATTTCTAAAATAAACTCGATAGCGTGCGTCTTGATAGTTGCGGAGCAGCTGATCACCGATTGCTAAACCTTGTGGATCAGGAGTTGCGGCAAGCTCAGATAAACCAAGCGTTGTAAGCATTTTTAACTCTTGGTGCGAGCCCTTGCTCAGCAACTGCGACCACAGCAACAAGCTTTTAACGCGAATACCGCCGACAACCTTGTTCGGCAGCCCAGGATCAGGAATTTGCCTAGCGAAAACAAGCGGAATGATGCTGCCAAGCGTTGCCAGATCCTGCAGGCTGTCAAAACCAAATAATTCAGCAAACTTCGTTTGACCGCGAACGTCTGCGGTCTTGATCGGACTTAATGGATCTTCTAATGAAGGAGGTTTAGGCGCAAGCAGCACTGAAGCTGCTGTAAAAATTAGGCCAATTGCAATGTTAATTAAAGTTGCTGTGACAGGATCAGCAGAAGCCTCAACCGCTGGTATCAACGCATATTCCTCCCCGCGTTTTTTTGCTTTGCAATCCGCTAACCGGCAAAATTCCCAATACTCCTCAATCGTTAGTCCTAACGCATCAATAATCTGTTGCTCTACCGGCAGTAAAGAGCGGCGGGAGTAAGAACGCTGCAGGGGATCCATGTCACTTGACGGTCTCTGAATTGCAGCCATCCGCCTTCGTAGAAAGAAGCCAACCCATAACTGCCGTCAAGACAATGGATTAAGCCGAGTGTGCCTACTCTAGCGTCACCTGACTTTCTGCCCCAACGTTCCAGCTGCTCTGGAAACACCGAATAATCTTTACGCCGCAAACGCCT